TCTCGACAAATACATTCAATCTTGCGGCATCTTCTAATTGTGCAGTTGCATCTCCTTGTCGGCCATATGGATTGATATATTTATTTAGATAACCAGCACCTTTCCATCTATATTTGACACGTACTTTGGGGGTTGTATCTGGGCCCAATGTAGGATTAGTGTTGGTGGAGCTGATGGTGGTGTTGCGAAAGACGACCCCACCAATTTCCAAAGGATTGCCCGATGGATGAAGAAAACTCATTTTGTGCGAAACCATTTCTTGAGTTGTTAGTGTAGAACCAGTATATACTGCTGGGGTAACTGAGTCTATTTCAAATTTATAATCAACTCCTTCAACTAATACTGCATGTACTGAATCGTTGTCAATCGTGTCAAGTAATACAACTTCTTCAATTTCTAATCCCAACATAGCTGGACCAAGTTTATCGTTATATGCTGCATCATATTGGTTTACCGTTATATAATCGTATGAATTGACCGTTGTTATGTTCGTGGTTCTCTGCGCGGTGGCTTGATCATCTACATAACCACCACCAGAAACACTTTGCAAAGCCACTGTTTTGGTTGAAGCAGATGTACCAGTTGGAGTATTATAAATTTTCTGGGCATTTGGTCCACTATAATTTATACCACTACCATATTCATTTGCTTGTATAGGTAAACTATCGGTTATAATAGAAATATCTATTTGGTTTCCTGGCTTCAATTTTCTGCCAGAAGCATCATATATATTTTGTAAATCTGTAGAGACTGTAGTTGTTTGAAATGGAGTTGTAGCAAAATCTAAATTCTTCTCAAAAGATGAGTAATATCCAGCATTTTGTTCTGAAGTCTCAAAAGGTCTTTTACTTGGGGAATATACACAATGCACAGGAGACTTACCATCTTCAAATTCGATTTTACCCGAAGAATTATCCACATGTCTCTGTATAACAAACCATGCATAATCATCATCTTGATCTACAGATGCCTGATCAAACATAAATAGAGAAGTACCATGATCTGTACATGTCAATCTATAAGTAATTGGATATGTATTATTTGTATCAGATGATGTTTTACCTTGTCTACGGAAAAATCCTGCTTTTGCCTTTGCTCCTTCTATGCCTGGCGCAAAATAAATTTCGGCGAGCTCGCCCGGCAGTCTAAACACGGACTTCTTCGTACCATCTCTATCCTGCCCTCTAGTAGTATCACCATTATCTAGAAGTTGATATTTTGTACCAACGTTAACATGCACGTAATCATCTCTTTCGTCATAATAGAAACGAATTCTCCATTTTTGTGGAGAGCGTCTTTGTCTAACTGGCGATGGTAAATTCAAATTTGTAGGTATGGCCTCTGAAACTGAATTAATATCTGATCTAGATGACAATAAGTCGGTTGCCTTTTCAGATTCTACTACTAGTAAATTACCAACTCTACGAATTGCCTTCATAACAGCAGTATGATCTTGTTGTCCGTTTACGTCAATTGAAATTGGTGTTGTTGAAGTTTCCGTTTCATATGGATAAATCAAATTATAAGGTTGAACCTCAACTTCATCTGCCGGAATAATTAGAGACCACTCTCCTTTAGAATAAACTTTATCGCCCGCAGTAACTTGGGAAAACGGAACATCTACAGTTGCAGTAATGGTAGTACCATCGGTAATAGATGCAATTGTTGCAATACCAGTACCAGAAACTTCTCTAATTCGTTTACCTACAAGTGTAGTAGAAGCAGACCCATCTACTAACCAACTACCTACTGGTGCATCACTAAATTCCGCAATCATAGTTGCACCAACTCCTGTTGCACCAGTTACTGTTAGTGGTGCAACAGTTTGAGATTGATTTTCGAATGTTGATGTAAAGTTATTTTTATATGGATGTAAACATAAATCTAATGCAAGATTTCTCAAAACACCATCTTCATATTCAGTATAGTTTTCTGGATTTATAAAATATACTATTTTTATAGTTGCACCAGATGTAGGAATTTTTCCAGTATTAAACAAAATATAACCGTTTGGAGTTTGAATTACTCCACTGCCTGGATCATATGTTTGTTGGTCACTGAATAAAAAATCACCACTATCTGGATATGTATCGTCGCCGGTATAATTGTCTGCAATTAATTCATTAAATTCATTTACAAAAATTCTTACTGAAGCAATATCGGCCAAACCAAGATCTGGCAATCTTTTGAGTGGTAAATGTCTAGTGACACCATCACTCACAAAATATTCCGCATAGGTTGGTTGCATAACACTAGTAATTTCAGTTCTTTGTACTGAAAATCCAGCTGATGCGAATGGTTGCGTTAAAGTAGATGCCATCTTTTATTTACCCCATATGTTTGTTTATCTATATTTATAATCATCATTATAATACTACGCTGGAGCGCCACCTTCATTGGTATCAGTAAATTTGATACTACTACCGGCAGTTTGCATAAAGATCCTCATTCCATTTCCGTTTGGTAATGTACTCATCATACCTTCATATCTTCTTTTATTTTTCTTCCAGTAGTATTTCTGTCCATCTGGTCCTACATGTCCAGCGTATGGGTGTGCAGTACCAGCGGATGTTACATCAAAACCTTGTCCACCAACTGTAAACTGTGCATTCAAACCATCAGAATCTGTATATTTTTCAATTTCAATACTACCTGATTGAGTACTAAAGTCTGCAGAAGAAACTGTAATCAAATCAAGTTCACTTCTTGGATAATAAAATCTTTGTGATGTAAGTTGAGTTGGGAATGAGAATACAAAGTCTCTATCCTGTGTAATTGACAACTGTTCTTGTGGATTAATAATTGCATTTGAATCAATTTCATGCATAGTTGCAGATACGTGGAAATCCCAAGGTTTTAATACATCCTGTTCTCTAACAACAAATCTATTAATTGTTTTTTGGAAATTTTGATTTCTCTCTGGAAAATCTCTATCTTCAGGTGTTTCGATATAATATGCGTTTCCTGCTGGGTCCGCAAATACGTAATTAATTAATTTAACAGTTAATGCTGCACTAGGTCTTGGTGCATCTCTAAACAATAATGTTTGGTTAAAGAAATCATAGATATATACATTTTTAGTTGGGTCTAATAATGACCAAATTGGATCGCCAGGCAATCTACCATTCACAGACGCACCAGTTAGATTTGTATATTTACTAATATTTAATCCAGTTGATGAATTTACAGGAGTCTTATATTTATCACCAAAGATTTCCCACAATGCATAAATGAAGTGTATTTTATATGCCTCTTTTGTTGTTGGGTTTATAACACTACATGCCATACTCGCACCACCAGTGGGATCGGTTGGATTGTATACGGTCCAATCAAGGTCTACACCTTCCTTATATGTTGCAGCATTTTGTGATGTACCATCAAAAATTTCTTTAATATAATCTGGTACTGCTGCAGTAGATTCAACTGGTAGTTTAAAACTACTACCCAATTTAGTTACACCAGCGGCATCAAGTGATTGTATAAATCTATGACCTGTTGATGGATCTCCCATTCTTACCCACTGGTCATAATTAAGAATATATGCATCTGTATCTCTAATCAATTCTTGTCCATCAATAGCAACAATCAAAGAATCTAAAACCTTCGTTTGGTTTGCTTGATTTTCGTTGTATAGAATGTCCAACATTGCATATGAAGGGTCTGACCAATCTCCAGGCGCTGCGCCGGTTGCACCATCTGGAATACCATCGGTTGCATCAGTTGCGGCAGTTACAAAAGTAGAAACACGTTCAATTCTATTTTCTGGATAAATTACATTACCAGAAAAATGTGGAGCTAGTCTAGAATCCATAACCCAACTAGAGCCTTTGGATTTTGCAGTAGAAGATACACCATCTCTAGGCAACTCTGTAAACCCGACAATTTCTAAATCATTAACTCTCTCGTTTGAAGTTATCGTCGTGAAATCTGCTGGAAAATTGAATGCACTTGAATCAAAAGTAGCTGGATCTGTTACTTGCCACTGATAACCTTTCAACCAATAATCCGTTGTTTGAGTCAGTTTAGAACCAACGATACCAACATCTAATTCTTTTTTCTCTCCAGTACTGTCTCCAGACGCATCAGTACCTGTCAAATACCCTTTACCTGTAAAGTCTAGTGCGTTTACCGTACCATTAAACATTGTCTCTGTTGGGTCAAAATAAAGTGTTGGGCCTTCTGTTTCCAACATTTGTCCTAATGATGTATAAAGATTTGGTGTCTTTGTTAAATCATTAATATCAGATGCGGCATAGTATTGGTTTAAATCTGCAATATCTATTGGTCTTTTACATGGAGAATACACACAGTGGACAGGAGACTTTCCAGTAAACTCTGGTTGTCCTGTTGTTTGGTCTACGTGTCTCTGTACAACAAACCACGCATAATCATCATCTTGATCTACAGATGCTTGTTCCCACATAAAGAAACCCATACCATGGTCAGTAATAGTAATTCTATATGATAAAGGATATGTTCGTGCAGTATCGTCTATATCTTTTTGAGATCTTCTATAAAAATCTGATTTAGACTTAATTAATTGATAAGTACTACCTCTACCAACATTAGGTTCTTTATAGATATCACACAGTTCTCCAGGCTCTCTAGATACTGGACCTTTGATACCATCTCTAGATTGTCCTTTTGTCACAGACATGTCATCAAGTAATTGGTATGAAGTTGCAACATTAACTCTTACAGATGCAAGTTTTCTATCCCATTCAAAACGCAATCTCCATTTTTGGGGTTTACGATTTGAAGTAGGAGATGTATATTCTGGTGTCAATGTGTCATCAGACAACAAATCTACCCCTTTAGATGATTCAACTAAAAATTTATCACTGATATCTCTTAGTGCATATTCAACATCTACTTTATTATTGGATAATGGTTTTGGATAAATCAAGTTAAATGCGGGTGCATATGTATCAACTTCTTCGTATTCAATCAAAAAGATGCTACCAGCATCAATATATGAATTTTGATCCGAAGTTGCCAGAACTTGACCACCACCGTCAGTATTGACTGTAAATGTTTGATTTGCTGCATCCCAATTTAAATCTAATATTGCATATTGTTGTGAAGAAGTGGCGGGAATAAATACAATACCATCATTCGCAACAAATGCATGGTTTACACCACTTATTGCAGTTTGAATTGGACCCAATCCAGCCTTTCCTACTAATGCACCATATGGAACATCTAAAGAATGTTTCCAATGATATCCGATTGCAACATTAACATTATTGAGATCTGCTGAGTCTACCCATGTAATTTCTGAACCAGCAAGTAATGTAATAGTACTTCTTCTAGTCGCGTCATCTGATTCGACTGTGTAAAAACTTTCTGGTAATAATTTTCCATTAATTGAAACTCTAAATTCTCCATCTCCCAAATCACCTCTAGTGAATGGTAACATTGCAGTACCAGATGCTGCAGTCAATACAACATTAGATGATCCAATGGTAGAGATATCCTTTTCAAAAGAAGTTCTCCATTCTCTAACAACTTTATAAAGATGTTTAAAAGTTTTCTGTACACCCTCAATTCCTGTTGTGGTATAATCATCGTTATATTGTGTAGTTAAAGTATGTCTAAGTTTTGTAACACTTGCATCTGTATATCCAGCCGCTACTGGATCGCCGTTAACGTCAAGAGGTGTTGCATGTGTTGCCTTTAACAATTCTGGTGTGTCATAAGGATGAACAGTCAAGTCTTTTGCAAGTTGGTATAATAAACCACCATCTGTACCTGTCCAAGAATCTTGCGCCTCTTGAAATCTAACCTCAACTGTATCACCAGATACTGGTCTATATTCTTCTGCAAAAATCAAAGAACCGAAAATTCCGGCACTTCTATCAAATTCTACAGAACCTAGGCCGGCAAGTTGTGAACCTTCTTTATATGTACCATCTTCCCAAGATGTTACATCGGGGTCTGTTGTAGTACCATCAACTGAATTTTTACCTTGTGTTCTGTCAATAGAATATCTTACTTCACCAACTTTAATTTCCCAATTCCAATCTTTATCTTCGTAATCGATTTTTGAACGTAATGGAAACACTCTTGTAGAACCGCCACCTGTATGGTATTCTACGTGTTGTCTGTGAGAGATATTAATAATCTCATTTCTTTGAATACTATACCCACTTGAACTTGGCATTAATAATCTCCTTTAAAATTTTTAGGACTTTTTGTTTATCTGAATATATTTATAAAACTTTTCTTCTAGTCTATGTTAACATCACTGTTGAAAATATAGTCTCCATTCACTAACATCAACACTCTCATTCCGTTTCCATTTGGTAGAGTTGATAACATCCCCTGATATCTTCGGTTATCTGTATTTGTTCCATCTGGTTTGTATGTTTGCATAGGTACATTACTACTCTGTGCAACTACTTCTGAAGATGAGAATGCAATTAAATCAATTTCTTCTTTTGGATACATATATCTTTGAGTAGTGAGTCCTGTTGGGAAAGTGATAACAAACCTGTTATCATCTGTAATTGCAAGTTGTTCCATTGGGTTGATAATTGCATTACTATCTGTCTGGTGTCTAGTACAATCTTTGTGTACATCCCATGGTTTTACGATATCAAATTCTCTTGCAACAAATCTCCAAATATTTTTTGCCATAAATTCATCTGCGAGAGAATCTTCTCTGTCATATGGATTCAAAATATATAATGAATCTGAATTTAATTCGGATACCGAAAATTCATTTCCAGATTCATCATACACATTACCAATAGCATTTGCTGCAGTCTGTAAATTTGCAGCCTGTTGAGTAAAGTATACACCAAAATCTCTAGGCGAAACACTTTCCCTTGAACAAGAATACATACAATGTAATGGGAATCTAGATGATTCATCAGTTCTTGTAATACCTGTTTGATTATCTACAGTTCTTTGTGCAAGTACCCATGCATAATCATCGTTTTGGTCTGTTGAACTATCATCCATTATAAAGAAACAAAATCCACGTTCTGTGAATGTAATTCTATATTGCATAGGATATGTACCGGCTACTGAACTATCCTGTTTGGGGAATCTTTTAAACCAACCTTTGCCGCGTCTTTTATTTCTCCAACGAGTACTTCTATTAATAGTACCACCATCTTCAGGAATTACAATATCTTCGAAAAATAAATCAACACACTGGCCAGGATCTCGTAAGATAGAAGTAGAAACTGATGCACCATTTTCTAAAGTAATTAAACCATCACTAATACCTAATGGTGCAGTAATATCTCCGTTATCTAAAATTTGGTTTTTGGTTGCAATGTTAATTTTTAACCACGCATAAGAAGGATTTGGAATTCCTACTGTGGCCTCCCATCCCGCCGGCAAACTTGCATTTGTAACAGTACCATAGCCAGGATGTGAATTAACTAGGGTTTCTCCCCAAGTACTTACGAGAGTTTCATCAATTGCATTACCGTCACTATATGTGTCTAATCCCAAATTACGCATTTTTAAATTTAGTTGATATAACTCTGCAGAAAATTCTTTGTCACTTTCAAATAACCTCGGACGTTCATCATATTCAAGACGCAATCTAAATTTTTGATCGATACCTCTAGAAACTTGACCTTGATTTGGTGACATTTGGTCTGTAGAATCGTACACAATTACATGTTGCAATTGTGGTTGTCCATCATCAGTAGTACCATAACTAGGTGTACCATCATATCCAGCAACAGGAAATACTGGGTCAAAAAATCTTTTTGTTACTAGGGTTGAACCATCTGCGGCGTCTACCACTTCATTACCAGATTGTGGGATTCCGTTGTATAATTGCCATTCTCGTTTTAAATCTAAATCTAAAACTTTGAGCATTCCACCATATGGAGTACCGTCCAATCCACCATCACCAGTAAAACCACCATTACCAGTGAAGGCAGTGAACCCTGTTCTTACAGTAGAAACTCCATAGTTTTTAAATGCTGATAAGGTAACTTGTAATTGTGCCATATTAGTTTACTCTTTCTAATTCGTTATATATCTATTTATGCCGCAGAACCTGTATTACTTCCGCCGCCACCAGACAAATTTTGATAATGTATTGGTACAAATCCATTACAAGATACAGTTGCAGTTATATTGTTAATTCCAGAATTGTCTCCATAAGAAAGTACGAAGATATCATCATTTTCTGGTTGTGGTAATATTAGACTATGGAACTTAGAAGTTCTATTGCCGGTGTTATCTTTTCCAGAAACACTTACAATTTTTTCACCAGTTGTCCAATCTTCTGTTTCACTTAATCTCCAAAAACCAATATCAAATTCATCTTGTATATCAAATCTAAACCAAACCTCAATAATAGAATATGATAAAACTGTTTCTTCTGGGTCTATTCCAAGACTAACCAATCTTTCTTTTGTTACACTGGGCCCAACCAATACTATTTCAGTTTCACATGAATATGCATTACCATAATTATTTGAGGTAAATGACGAAATCATAGGGGCAAAGTCTACTGCAATATCACCATTCGGAGTTGTTACCACACCATTACTAACATTATCAATACCAGTAGAATTTCCATCTATACCGATATTTATGATAAAATTACTTTGTTGACTGTTTTCTATATATGACATTTCTTATCCATTAAAATATTTTGTACCAAATGAAAAATCTTCATTAGGGTCGTGCATCCATGAAAAATCAGAATTCTTTAATTGCCAATCATTACTATGGTTTGGAGATTTTACAAATACTCTCAAAACATCACGGCCGCGTCTTTCATACATGTTTGCAAATACAGGATATCTTTGTCCTGCTGTTAGATATTTAGAGTATTCCTGAGATGCAAATCTTTTACCATGATCCCCACCATTGTCAACTTGTGCGTTTGCGCGAGTCCTAGTACTTTTAAATTTTGCATGGTCTCCTAACCAAAAATAACTACCATCATCTGAATACGTATTAAATTTGTATGTACCAGAAACATGTGGTACAATATATCCATGATACATAGATACATAATAGTTACCAATATTTTCTGGAGTATCCATTTGGCTTTCAATATACTTAACTGTTGCAGGTCTACCACCACGATAGTACCCATACCCACCTAATAATTTACTATCGCCCCACCAACCCCATACGTGATATCTGACAACGCCAGGTGACAGTGGTGGTAAAGTTCTTTTAGTATTTGCCAATGCATCAGCACTTGTAGAACCAGTTCTATTTAAATTCATTCCAGACCATGCTAAAGTAAATGCATGTGGATTTGTAGATGATGTTTGTTGTTTAAATCCGGCCTTTGCAACAGTTTTAATAGGTATATTATTTGTATCTCTAAATACGATAGTAAATATTTCTGATGAGTCATTTGCATGTTGTGGAAAGTTATATACTTTTCCTGAGTCCGCCTTTGATGCAATTTTTGTATAAACTACAAAACCATTTTCACCACCAGAAAATGACTGTAAACTCCACCCTGCAGGCCTTGCTGAATTATATTCAGTTTCTGTACGTACAGAACTTGGATTAGAAAATCTTTGTATTGCAACTATTAAATCATTATCTTTTATTCCTGATTGTAAATTTGCACTAAATCCAACATCCTGTATACCAACTCCAACTTGGTTAAGATCATTTATATTTGGCCCATCAACTTCTAACGCCAACATAAATCCGTTATTATACGAACCTGTATCGTTTTGATCTAATTTCCATTTTGGTAATTTTTCACCTCGATTGTATAGAGAATATCCCCATTCAAAGTTTGTGCCCGTCAACTTACCAGATTCCAGTGGAGGTGTGATTAGGAAACTTGGAGCTGCATCGGAACTCACCCCAGCAATTAATATTACTGGATTTGGTAAAATACTGGATGCAGTAATAGTTGTCGTATTATCCACATAAACTGCACTTAAAGGAATATAATCTTTCTTTTGTTTTATTTGTATATCGGAAATACTAACAAAATTTTCTGAGTTAATAAACAATGGATATACTTTATTCCAATTATTGTTATTCTTTACATAAACTTCTCTGATTTCTTTCCATGCACCAGAATCTTTTGCATATATTTCTTTTGGAACCCACCATTTTGTCCTATCATTTCCTAATGGACTTAGTAAAGTACCTGTCGAATTGTTTGGTTTAACATCTCTTACTACATTATGACCATTTTTTGATATAACAGAAAATCTAAAAAATCTCTTATTCGCACCACGGCCAATATTATCACCAGAAACGTATGGTCTACCATCACCTATAACTTCAACTCCCTGATACTCACCACCCTGATTAAAGTAGAAATTTGCAGTTGCATCACCATTTTTATAATGAGTTATAGTTGATGTGCCTTTGAAAAAACAAAATCCTGCTCCATCATATTTACCGCCAGAATGATGTGGTTGTACAATTTTAATATAACAGTTTCCACTTGCATTTCTCACGTTCATACTCATTAGTGCCCAAGAGTTTTGTCTAAAGTCAAAGTTTAGTGTCTGCATTACACGACCATCAGATTTTCTCACCAATGTCATGATATATTTTTCTCTGGTCATATCTGTATATTCCAGACCATTACTATCATTACCAATGATATAATAAAATGAAAGAGTATCCATTCCAGTTGCATTGAATGTTGGGGATTGCCAAGAACGAGGATAATGTGTACCTATTTGTACATATCCTGTAATATCATTTCTGTTTGCAATGATACCATGTTTGGATGCACCACCAGTATCGCCAGAACCACTACCAAATCCACGGTTCTTTGCATCTAGTTTAAGACTCACTCTAGTCTCTGTCCAAGATAAGGGTTCGTTTGTTGCATCAATTCTTGCAACTTCTGTCCAAGGGCCCTCTTCTGTTTCACATGCCTCTAATGATAAAATTCTATCACCTGTACCAATATTTGCAGGCCAAGTTAAATCATACGTGATATATGGATTTTCTCCCTGTTTTCTAGGATGGTTATCATCGATAGTAAAAACAGGTGTATACATTCTATCTAAATTATTTTCACTGTAATTTTTAAGTGGCTCATATAATCTGGCATCGACTGCCTTCAACCCTCTACCCTTATTACCAGAGTGTTGGATTTGCAAATCTACTTTATACTCTACGTTCTGTTGATTAAGAGTATCATCTTTGACATAGTATGCCATTTATTGCCCTCTTTATACTCTATACCAAACATCACCATTAGAACCACCAGATGGTAGATTTGAACTAATTGTTTGGTTGTGTTGCGACTGATTACCTAAATTTCTTTTTGAAAAAGATTGTATGTGTCCTGATGAATCGACAATCACTTTATCAATCACTTCAGTACCATTGGTATTTACAGATGATGGATTATGTGTTGCGTGTGAATATGTAAATGCTGCAGAATCATATACAATTAAAGTGTCACCAGATGTTGGTGGTGTTTCTAATTTAAGAGCAAGTTGATTATAGATATTTGTATCTTCGTTTATTAATGATTGTAAAGAAACATCTACTGCCTCTAATTTAACATCAACTGCATTAATATCGCCCTTAATATTATCTGTTATTGCATATGTATTTCCACCATCTGATGTGTAAACGCCGGCAGAGTTCAATCCAATATTTGTTTGTGATTTAGTTAATCTATTGTCCAATCCAACAATAGATTGAATATTTTGATTAATTCTATTTTCATTTGTCGCAGACTGAGTATCTAATGCAACCAAAGATTCTTTAACAGTACCAGTAATATAATTACCAACTAACGTAATATTACCACTAGAATCTGCACCAAGATTTGTTTGCGTATTATTTAATATATCAGCTTCTTCTTTAATCTTCGTGTCTAATAAATTGTCTGCATTTGCGAGAGAAACAGATGTTGACAAATAATTAGATGTTGTTGGTTGGATATATTGTCCAGCTGGTGTTAGACCTGCATTTAATTCAACTGCATCAATACTTTGTTGCAATCCAACATCGGCATCAATCCTTAAATTCTTTTCAGTTAAAACTTCTGAATCAGTATATGCGACTAAAACATCATGTGCATTATTTAAACTCTCAACAAGGTTTGCACCAGCATATGCAACATCAATACTTCCAAGAGGACCAATATTCGAAATATTGGTATTAATTAATGTTTCGTGTTCGTTAAACGCTCCTACTACAGTCTTACTATCTGTAGATAGTCCGTTAAAATCTCCTACTAGTGCCTGTACATATAATGCATGGTCTCTAATTTCATTAGTTTTAGTGGCCCAAACGTCAAACGTATCAGTTCTAATAACTTGTGTTAGTGATGGATATGTAAATGCCATTTTAAGTTCTCTCTACTAGTATTTTTAATAATTCTTTTATTTCTTGCACTTCTGTTTTAAGGTTGTCTATTTCTCTTTCAGTTTTATCAAATCGATTTACTCTTTTCATATAGTTTCTATATGATTGTATATCTGTATTAATAACCGCCTTTGAGTGCGGATCTCTGCGTAGATTTTTTTCTTCCTTAACTATCATAAAATCATTTATATCTCTACTCATTATTTATAATCCTAAGTGGCGAGTGCAACAATTCTTAAATCTGAGACACGAGGCACTATAGAAGAATTTTTACTTCTCAATACAATTTTAACACCAAACCCAACGAATTCTTCAATATCTCTTATATCATACTCAAATTCCCTAAAGTCACTTATTGAATTTGCAGGAATTCCATACCCATCTGGTCTTTCAATGAAAGTATATGGCAATTTTCTATATTCAAGCGAATCACTACTTTTAGTTTTGTAATATAAGTCAATATCTGTATCTGCAGGTCTATTCGCAGTAATAACAATTTTCATAGATTTAGATGGCTGTGCAAGTTGGATTTCTCTAGTGATATATGTTGCATCAACAGAACCACCCGTCGATTCTAGTTCACTCACAAATCCTGTATAAACATGTCCAATATTACCAGATGCGAGGTTGGTATCCGTTTGAATACCATTCACATCAACGTCACTAGTCCACTGTGGTGAGTTAGTTCTATTAGATACTAATATTGCACTACATCTTTGCGTATCAACCTGTGGAGACAAATTGTCTGATTCGGAGTACATATCGATTTCGTAAACCAAAGATTTTTTATTTATTGCATTACCACTATTAAACTGTTGTTCATTAAATCTACTAGAAATCATTCTTGGTGCATTGAATGTGATATTACTATTAGGCACCATTGTAGACCAGTTACTATCCTTTACTCCAGCGATTTGATCTCCATCTTGTGATGCACCAGAGATAGATTTAAACTTATATTGAATATTTGTGCCAGGCAACTGTACGTTTTGTACAATAGGCATCATCAAATCATATTTAATATTCGAATTTAAATATGGTAAAAATCCATCTACACCTACTGGAGAAAATCTTCCAGATGTTGCAGGCATAACATTTGTACCAGTTGCAGCTGAGTATGTCTTATTATTAAAATCTATAGTAGTTTCATTATATTTAACATTTCTCATGTCAATAGAAAAACTATCAAGTGTAGTTGACAATACCTTATGAATCCCATTTAACTGGGCACCACTAAGTGAATTTGTAGAATCTGTACCACCAAACAACGCATTATCTTTAAATCCAGTAATTTGTACATAATTATGATTTTCATGGAAATCTGTACCAATACAACCGTGATCTATAGCATGGAATGTTACAATATGTGAATTCGCAGTCAGTTCCATAGAATCCGTACCAAGTAAAATTCTATTTTCTTCACTACCCAATGAATCATAATCTTCGTTTGCAAAGTACAATGTTGACTTTTTAGAATTATCAAATTTTGCGCGATAAACTTTAAATTTTAAATCTTCCATTTGATCCGCAGTCCAAGTGGATGCGTTTTGTGATTTAAAGAAAACCCCTGCATATGGTTGTTCTGAAATAATACCAGAACCATCAAGTGCCTCTTCACCCAATCTTGAAACATGACAGCGATATCCCTGTGTATCCGCAAGCACAACAATACAATACTCTGTACTATCCTGTACATACACTGGACAATCAAATCTAAAGTTTGTTGGTAAACTACCATCATCTGAAATTTGTACTTGATTTGGATATAAAGTTTTCTCACCAAAAGGTAGAATTTTCTGGCCAGGATAACCATTTACTGTTTCTCTTAATTGCAGAGTTACAGGAATTCCTTCATCTTTTGTAGAGAAAAATAAATCTACACTAGTAATATATGCACCACCATCTTCCTCAATCAAAATTGTTTCTGCAAGTGGGTCATACCAACCAGTGTCAGACTCAACAACTCTTCTGGTAGTTGTATTTTGTACAGTTCTTGTATCAGAAATATTTCTCTGTACAATTTCTGCAGTACGAGTTGATAAAATAGTTTGTTGTCTCGTTTCGATTGTACCTTTTGCGGTATAGTTTGTTTGTGCGTTTGTATCTGTGTCATCAGAGTTGTTTGGTTGGTCTGTTAATCTAAAGATACGATCACCAGTTCTAAATCTGATATTATCTGTATTTGGTAGGTTAAAGATACCACGTACCTGTCCTAAATCATTTGTTTTTAGAACTTTATTATCTACTGAAACACCTTCTCCACTTTGATAATTACCAACACGAATTGAATTTCCACGAGCATCTCTTAGATACATTCTTTCTAATGTTGTGTAATTTTTGTTATCCATATTATCAACAACAAAAAATCTAACTGAATTTGTATCTACATACTCTAGTCCAAATACATTTGTTTGATGACCACTAGTATCACCTGTTAGAGTCATTTCACCAGCTTCTGAAATCCATTTTTGTTCATTATCATTTATAAAATTGTTTGCACTTTGTGTCATTGAACCGACAGTATGTGTCTGCGCTGCAACACAAAATTCACTCACATCAACATCATCAAAGAATGGATAAACCTTTGTGTTTGGTTTCATTCGTGTACCATGGAAGAAAATTGCACGTTCTCTAATAAATGGTACAATCTCTGTATTAACTACTCTATCACCCATGTTTTCTGTGGTTACGCGAGGTACTAATTCAGTTGTGATACCAGTTCTGGTTTGATTATTTGTAGTTTGAATGGTTTCATTTCTACCAGTAACCCTTCTAATGCCAGGGCCTCTCATAAAGTCGTTGAATTGAGTATTGCCAGTAACTTCAGTACCTGTCCAAGCGGTTTGCCAGTTATTCCATTCTGTACCCAATACTCCCATTTCGTTTGCAAGGAATTGAATATTATCAAATTGTCCTTCGCGGTTGATAGTCAAATCTGGTTGTCTATTGACATCTCTCCACTCATCACTCGCTGGAGTAAGTTTAATAGAGCCACGGAAGGTGAAAATTGCAAATGGATTTACGTTTACAGTTTTAGATGATTTGTCTTGGTTGATTACCATCACATCTTCGTATGGTAACAATAAAACACCATCATGGTCAGAATAATGACTTGAATCATTATATCTGAATTTCATATTAGTATTTTTTTCTGCAAATCTAGGTCTTAATTGTCCAGAAACACTATCAATAGAACAATTATATTCTGGGTCAAAAACATCACCAATATTGTGTCCAGTAAATGGTTCTACTACAAATCCGTTCTTAAATCTGTCCATACCATTTTCGTCAGTAATTTGCATGTCTTTTGTTTCTTTTTCCAAAAGACTTAGTGATGTATAGTATTCTAAACTTTTGATTCTCGTTTCTAGAGCACCAATATCTCTCATAGTGTAACGTTTGTTGTCAACCATTTCCGCCTTTACATCTTGCACCGTTGCAGTGTAAGGACTTGCCTGTAATCTATACAATACCATACCATCATCAGGATCTTCGGGATATTCTGGTGTGAGACTAGAAGAACCATATTTAACCTTGAAATTACCAATTTTATCCACAAAAACTTTATCTTTTCTTGCAAGATATTGTCTATAATCACAAATAACATATGTGTTGTCTAATGGATATTCCCCACTTGTTGAAATTTTAGAATAACCACGCAACTTAGATTCTGTTGTACCATCGTTTGCCTCATATATTGTGGCAGGACGAAAATCTAGTACATCAGACAATCTACTACTATTAAATTCTCCAATTTCTCCATATGTTAAACCAGAGTTTGCATGTGTATATGAATCCACAGATGCATAGTCGCCGGCACTATGTTCAAAGTATGAATATACAATAATTGGTCTACCGGCACAAATTGATTGTCCACGTTTAAGTGTTACGTTACCCAAATTTAAAACGCCAGGCCTCATACCATTATCAAAAGTGTATCTATTCGTAACATCTACAATTTTACTTGGAACACCACCAGACGCTGGTACTGGAGTACCACCTGATTCAATCAAGTCTAAAATATCCTGTCTGAATGGGGCATTTTCTGTTGTATCTGTAAATGGATCTGCACCAGTTTCTTCGTAATAATTCCATGCACTGAGTGCAAACAACAATTCTTCTGCAGTCATTTCAACAATAAGTTTAAATGTACCGTCAACATTAGTTTGATATGCAATTGTATTAACATTACATGTGTCATAAATCTTTTTCAATTCATGAATATCTGAGTGTTGAAGTTGTAAATCTGCTAGAGATAAATCATAACCCTGAGCATCTTGGAAAGTTTCTGGAATATCACCACTTGCATTCAAACTAGTATAAAGAATATCTGCCTCAAATGTATCACTACTTGGAGATGACACAAAAGTTTTTCCGACTTCTGTGAAATTACCAACACCGTTTATAAGTGAGTAGGGAGTAATTACAACATCTTCGATTAATCTTTTTTGTTTTTCGACTGCTTCAGTTTTAATAATTGGAATGAATAATTTGACAGATTGTCCAACACTAGCAACTGAAAGGTTTGTGATTGTTAAAGTTTTACCAGAAATACTAATTTGTACATCTTCTGATGCAATACTTTCGATACCACCCACATTTGCGTCATCTGTTGGGGGCTTTACTAGAAAATAATAATCAGAATTATATGTACCAAATGTTTCGGCCACATTTGGAGATAATTCAATCACTACTCTTGGTTGTCCGCCATCTGGATTAATTACTTGTGCGTTGATCTCTCTTTGGACTGTGTATGAAGTATCAATAGTTTCATTGCCACTTACGTCATCAATGAATCTAACTGTTTTTACATAATCTGCGTAAGTATCTACAATACTAGAACCATCACCATCAAAAATAACTTGTTTATTTAAAATTCTTGCCCCGTTATCGATATAACGATAATTTGCAAGAGAATTGAATAGGTTAGTTGTACCACCAGTAGATGTGAATGTAATTTCTTTTAAAATCTCATTTGGTTTGAATTGTCTAGGAGTCAATAGTGCTGCATCGTCACTTGTAAAATTACCACTACCTAACATCTTGACAAGTGCAGAACTTCTAGTTGCATTAAAATCGTAAACAATTCCACGCACTTTTCTATCTTCATATTCAGATACTAAAATATTTTTATTCGCAAAATCTTGATTTTGGTCTATAACTGAGTAATCAGACAAAACGTTAGAGGTAAATCTATATGTCTGTAATGCACCTGTACCAACTTTTTCTTTAGATACCAAAGACCTAACATCATTGATTGTATAATCTTTTGTTGTTAATGGATTTTTTTGGAATTTAAAATCATATAGATATACTTTCCAAATACCAGTTTCTACTGAGGCATTTGTACCATTCCAATCACCTTGTAGAAAGTCATTTACTTGTGCATTTTTATAATGTTCAACATATTTTACTTTTGCAGTTGCAACTACATCATGTCCTAATGTATTATTTGCATCGGAAAAATCTGCTTCTGGAGAATATGCATAAGTTGTTACTGTAAATGAATCATCAATAGTAACAAAATCTGGACCATTAGTATTTAAGTTTGTAAATAAAACTTCTTCATTAATAAATGGTAAAGTCATATTATCAGTGACATAAACATATGTACCAAGTTTTGCAGTTAAGTATTCATTATTCTTTTGAATATCATCTCTTGAACGTTTATAATCAACAAATGTAGTTGCAAGAGTTTCAATTTCATAACCACGAACATATGCCTTACCAGCCTCCAATCCTAGAGACAAGTTTTGTTGCAATGCATATACTAAATCTGCATGAGTACGGCCTGGATAGAATTTTTCACCAGTAGTATCTAAATCTTGATCTGGGTATGCAGCCCTTTCAATTGGACCTACAGTATGTGCCAGTCCAACATCCAGTACACCATCAACCATTCCACTATATTCACTAAAACGATCATACGCTTGGTTTTTTGCATCTACCTCAGTATCAAATTCAAAATCTTTCATGGTGAATACACCGCGATTTGAGTTTTCATTAAATAGTGCTCTAATATCTAATTTAAATGGACTAACTGTATAGTCACCAGACTCATCAAATGTGCGTCTTGCGAGAGTTTCTTCTAAAACTGCATAATCGGTACTACGCACTTTTTGTTGAATTTTACCATTCTGAATAGAAATTAATTGAATAAAGTTTTTGGTATCAGAACCACCATACTCTCTTTTCTTAAACACAAGGGTCGTTTTATATCGATCTGCGCCTGGCGAATTATAGTTTTGTGTGCCTTGGGCGTTATCTAAAAGACTAGGATCGTCATTTGCACTAATCACTTGTTCTTGAATTTCTAAACCAATTCTATATGATGGCGAATTTGTATACTTATCAAGAATAATTTTTTGATCTTGCACAACCACCATATGTTTTTGTACATAGTAAATACCACTTTCGATAAACGCAATGGAACCCGTACCAATAGGTGTTTCTTCTACTGGTCTTACAATACAACTATAATCTGATTGATTTGTAGATGATATCGTTGTTAAAATTTCATTAGGTAAAAATGAAATACTATCTCCGTCCGCAAAACTGACTGATGACGGGTCTGATGGATTTGCACCAGTTGTATACTTTACATAAATTGTGTCGGGGTCATCTGTTGTTTCAGTGCCAGTTGCACCAACTGCGTGTACAATAATACCTTGTACACCAGAAATAGAACCAGTAACAGTTCTACCTATAAAATCTGTAGGACTGATATAGGAATTTGCACCATTTAAATCAATCTTTACATATGTTGCACTAATATCTACTGCAGATTGTCCAGGCACCACCATTGCACCTTCTTTGAAGAAATGGTCTGCCATGTTTGCAATTTGTTGTTGCAAAGTAGTTTGGATTTGAGTAAGTTCACGCGCCTGTACAGAATGGCCTGGCTTGAATAAAATTCTCAAATAGCCTGTATTTACATCATAATCATCGTAATACGGTGTTACATTAAAATTTGTAGCCATGTTTTCTCTCTTGTTCTAGATACTACTTAAATTAGAATTCAAAGACAACTTTAATATCTTCGATTTGGTCGACAGCACGCGAAACTGGTTGTCTGTTTTCTATGTATAATACTTTTCCAGTACCAGTATCGATATCAAAAATTGTCTGTCCTGCAGTACCATAATTAGGATGTTTTGGGCCTCTATAAGAAGTACCGTATGCAAGTTTATCTGTATATTCATCAACTGGATCACTTAAAATAACAATTTGTCTGAATACTGATCTATCTCCAGTTACAGGGAATACAGATTCTGTAACATTTGTTACACCATCTTCTGATCTTGTATCTTGTTCATCATATTCTAGTTTGAGTGCAACCATCGCATAATAACCACCCAATTCTTCAACTGCGTTAAATCCATGTCCAGTTGTAGGCGAAATGATTGGTTTTGCTTTACATGCAGACACACTAGATGATGATACATTTCCTGCCGAGACAGTTGCGGTTGCGTTAGTGTATCCTGTACCTTTATTGGTAATCATTACTTTTTTAATTTGGTCGCCCTGAGTAATTCCATATGCAGTAAATCCTGTACCATCACCATTAATTTCAACATCTGGTGCAATAACAATACTACCAGAACCACCCTCTCCCTCTAGAAATGCATTTTCAATTGTGATTGTTGCAACATTGGTAGAAGTATTAAAATTCCAATTACTAATTTTTCTTTGTACTGGAGTAGTCGCACCAGTTTTTGTAAATACTACTGCATAACCAGTATAATCATTTGTTGCGAGTGCAGTTGCAGTTCCAGATAAGGTTACTGCAAAACTTAAAGTGCCCTCTGCAACTGTTGAATTGGATTGATTAATATTTTGATAATATCCAGAACCACCAGCATGGCCACTATTTACATTATCATCAGTAATTTTAACCCAATCAATTCCACCAGAATTTGCGATTGCATTTTGTTTAATTTGCCACTGTACATAATCAGCAGTCGCGGCATTTGGTTCTGCAGTCAAAAACTTAACAGGTACATAATCCTTTGTCAAGAATTTTAATGATGCATCTAAATCTACAGAATACATATATTTCCATGCATAACCATCACCAGTTTCAATAATTGCATTTGTTGGTGTACCAGTTGGTTTTACTGTAGATTTACCAGGCTGCACACCAACTGCAGCATCTTTCCAACTAGTATTATTGATACATTTATAAACATTGAACTGGTTGTTGCCTTCTGTCAAGATATATCCATTAGGAATAATTTCTTCTACGTTGTCATGTTCATACATTGTGTATTGGGTATCAGTATTCCAATCAATTCTAGGAATTGCAAGAGAGATTGTGTCTGCAGAAACTTTCTTGAGTGCCAATAGATCAGATTTTGTTGTATTATGATATCCGACAGAATCTTCTGGAGTTGGTGGATTACTGTCATCATCCCAAGATGAATACTTACCAATACCCATGTAAAGATTGTTGAAAAGTGACCTGTTGTAGAATGCCCAAGAGACACCCCCATCAGTTACAATACCTGACAAATGAGTTGGTGGCACTGTACCAGAAACCCCACCACCATCTGGTCCTACTGCAACATACAAATTTGAATTGTGCAAAACAACATCACCCTCATTGTAGGAATTACTTTCTTTCCACAATGGTGATTGTTCATTAATAGATTCAATGAACTGCTGTGCATTGAAAATTCTAAGTTTGTTGGTAATAATAGCAGACATTTTTATAATACCCTTTATAGATTAATTTTTTTTTGTTTCTTTTATTTATAAGATTTTTTTGTGTCAAATCTGTTGCAACTCTTTTAATTCCGCAAAACTTGTAGGTTCAGTAGAATATTGTTGAATAATTGTTTCATGAGTGATGTTTGTGCGCGTATTATATTTGGTCATTACATCATCAATACTTTCTAAATATAGATTATTATCAACACTTTGTGGTGTTTGATTAAATTTCATTCTTTCAACTGATGCGAAAGTCATACCAGATAATAAAGGCCCGTCGACTCCTGCAGTATCCTTAGATATAACTAAATGTTTAGGCATCAGATTTACGTGTGCATCTAACACTGCGCGATAAGATTTGTCGTAGCTTGACATTATATTTTGTATTGTTTCTTGTTGCCAGTCATGATCTGTACCATCAGTAACACCTAAATACTGATTATTTCCATATGTTGGAACCATTCCAAAGGTATTATCTCCATTTGGATTTTGCATAATAGTATGTTGTGTACCTTTCATATTAATATTATTAAATTCTCCATCAAATCCATAATAATCAAGATATGGCGACCCTTCTGCCTCTTCGTATGGACTAAATCTATATCTAACTAGATTATCAAATGGGAATATTGCAGAAAAATTAAATTTGAATCTTTCTAGTGATTTATAAGTACTACCACTCTGTGGCAAATCTCTAGATTGAATTTTTACAATAAACTTTTCATCTCTTGGGTTTGCGCCGTCTCTGATTGAACCAATCCAAGAACTATTTACTCTTTCAACATTACCCCTAGTTTTCTTATCCCATCTAAACTCTATATTATTTAGTGGACTTTCATTGGGTAAATTTAGATAACTATTTTCTAAAACAACACCAAACATAACAGTATTATTTACACTATCTTCTACTGCACTAATAATTTTATATCTTGCCCAAGGCCTTGTAGATTTCCATTCATCATCTACAATATTTTTTTCTGACACATTATAGATTGTAAAAGTTCTTTCTAATATTTCACCACCATAGAAAAATGAATAATCTTTACCATAACCATCTAGTTGATTTAATCCAACATATTTAACATCACTCCAAGTGGTTGCATTAGTAAACCCATCACCCAATAAAGCATATCTACCAGAACCAGTATCTACTGATTGTCCAGTTGGTGTATCATCACCTACTCCATATAATTCATTCATTGCAGATTGTCTATTGTTGTATACAATAGTGTAACCATGCGACATGATATCATTAGAGTTTTGCGCCTCTGTACTTCTTACAAAAACTTTCACATGACTCAAATATGAGGCCTCATCTATAATGTCTTGGTCTGTACCTATAACATGTCTGATTACTAAATCGTCTGAATTGTGTGTTATCCAACCAGTGTCGATAATTGCAAACCCATGATTTTCGTAGGGATCTGGATTCCCCGCCCATGGTGCATATGAATATGTTTTATTGTTAAACCAAGTATATGTAGTTTCTCCAAAGGTTTCTAATGTTGTTGGATTAGGTGACGCAAAAGATTTAGTCCATATTGCAAGATCGACAAATTCTCCAAATTGGTTTTTATATTGGAGTTTATTAATTTCGTTATCATGACTATCTACATGATGCCATGCGACTTGATATTTAACCTGAGTATGTTGTGGTAATTGAACTGTTAAATCAACATCTTCACTTGTAAGTGGGCCATGTGCGTGTACTGGGCCCAAGTCACCAAATTGTTCCATAAAGAAAGTATCGGTGTTACTCCAAATACCATTAGATGTTCTTGCATCGTTTCCTTCATCCACTAACTTTTGTTCGGTGTCTCTATCAGTCCAAGTGCCCAATCCGTCCATATTTTTAACTGTAACATCAACATTCTTGATAATCTCATAGAACAAGAATAGGTATGCATCTTTCAGTCTTTTACCTTCGACTTTGGATAGTAGTGTCAATTCACCAAACATCATCATACCAGCTGGGTGGATGACTTTTTTAACAATATCTCTCCACTCATCAATAACTCTACCAACTTGAATTACATAGGAATAATCCTGCCATAGATAACTATCATGTATTCTATTATTATCCGATAAGAAACCTTGGTCTGAAACAAAAGAACCATCACGCACACATAAAGGTCCAGTTATGGGAACAACAACTGCAGTACCATCTCCTAATCCTGTTAAATCTAGTGTTGGTGGAGTGACATATCCAATTCCAAATCCATCATATGCATCATTTGGGTCATTTTGAGTAATTTTAATATCTTTAATTCCACCAATAGTATCTCCTTTTGCAAGTAAAGTTGCACCAAGACCCTGAGAAACATAACTACCAGTTTGTTCTGAAACAAATGTTGATGGTGGAATGATATACCCAAATCCACCTGTCATTAAGTCAACTCTTTTTACACCACCCCTAGGCATCTCTGTCCAATTAATTGTAACACTATAATAATCTGGAATTGGTACAGGACGCAAAGATTTTAAATCATCACCAGAACGTATGGTTAAATCGTCTACAAAACCAGTAGTATCACTCAAAAGTCCAGTGATAGAATCCCATGTTTCTGGTTTCCCGCCGGTATCATAAATTTCTTCCATAATAGTAAGTTTATTATTTGCAATTGCATAATAATATTTTGCATTACTATTTTTAGTATTCTCTGCATTAACTGCAATGTTTGATTTTTCGACGGGGTCAAGTTCCCATTCATATAAAGTTTCTACATTGGAGTTAGCGGCATCCAAGAAAGTTGTATATCTGTTTCCTTTAGTAATTCTAAATGAGTCAAAATATGCAGCGATATAATCCCCCATATCAAGTTCACCAAATACTCTAAATTCCGTATCTTCCCATGCAGCGCCACCTTGACTATGGTTACAATATCCATAAGGAGATAAACCAGCAAAAACATTTCCCCAAGAATAATCAGAAAGTTTGAATGTATGTTCTGTTGTTGGGTCTAAATCTGCATCTGTATGCGTTGCATTTGTAGTAAATTGGGAGACACTTACAGTAAATACATCTCCAACATCCCTAGTAACTTTGATTCTTGATTTGTTGCCTTGCCAATCACCGGCAAGACCAGGCGCCAATGAGTTTCCATCAAATACTAATTCCGCATCTGATTGCAAATGGTTATACCAAATTTGATAACCGCCACCCGACAATGTACCTTGCATCGATCTTAATACTGATAAACTATGTTCTTTTCCTGTATCTGGGTCTTTGTAAAATCCTATCAATGCACCAATTGTGTCATTATCACCACCAGAGGCCGTAACGGTTACTCCAAAGTCATATTGCGAATAACCAGAAGGAGAGTAAAATCCTGTTAACCGCGCCAAGTTTGTTGTACACTCAATTCTATCTAAACTTGAATTATATGTGAATGCATTCAAATCACTTGCATCTGCTGGAAAATTATTTGAACTATCGTGAGAAAATCTCCCCCAAGTATCAAAAATTTGTTGTCTTGTTGGTGGTGGATCATCTGACCCTAAACCAGCATCACTGTCTGCAGCAATAAACAATCTGTCAGTAGATTCAATATCTGCACAATCCACAGAAAGTGCATTAAGGACAAGGGCCCCATTTAAATAAATTTTTGTGCCACTACCCACAACTGAATGTACTGCAATATGATTCCACGCACTATAACTAATTGGTAAAACAACACTTGCCACCTCGCTATCTTTATTCTGGATAATAATAGTGTTATCTGGTTTTTGCCACAATGTGAATGCATTATACGTACCATCTGATGCACCAATAGAGAATAATGCAGAACCCCTAGAATTATCAGTGTCTAAAGTAACTGGTAAATACCAAAAATCAACGATCAATTCATCTTCGCCTGCGATTTCAATCGCTGCGTCTTTAACTTCTACAAACCCATTTGTAAACAAGGTACTTTCATTACCAAAAAGTGGCCCTGCCAATGGAGTTTCTAGTTTTGCATTTGTTCTTAATGTCTGTAAACTATTTTTATATTCTTTATAGTTTCTACTATCAGTCATTGTTTCAAAGTCTAATAGAGTTGTTACATTATCAAAATAATTATCAATGTTTCTGACATCTACAACTTCATTTCTAGAAGACCCTGTAGTAAAAGTTTCTCCCCCATCTGAGAAATCCCAATAATAATTTGGATAAGTATCATTCGATTCGTGTTGTACCCAAGTGATATTTTTATCTTCTGTTACACCAGTTACTTTAGTAACAGTACCAATTGCACCACTACCAAAAGTTCCTTCGCCTTCAAAAATTACTTCTTCACCAGTAATATAATTATCACCTTCGTTTACAATTTCGATTGAGTCAACTTGTCCATCTGTGGTGTTTGTTATTCTTGCACCGAAACCTGTACCACTGCCGGCAGATGATATAAAAGAATTTAAGTACATATTTCTGGGATAATTTCTGCCTGGGTTTTGAATGTCAAAACCAGTAACACATGTCCACAATTTTTCTTTGAATGTTACACCATTTTCATTTTCAATGAATACATTTTCTTGATCTTGAAATTCACCAAAAATACTACTAATAAAATATTCTCTCACCGCATTATTAGATAGAGAGTATTCTTGATATCTCTCTACTGTCGCAAAGGCTTTACTAGTTTCTCCAACAACTCTTATTGGATTTGTAAGTGCATTCGTGCTAGGTTGAGTTCTAATACTTGTTTCCGCCGTCCATTCATTATTACTTACCTTAAAAACATTTTCTTTTGGATAGTAGAATGAAATATCTTCGTTGAAAAAAGTTCTGAATAAAAATTCATATGATTTTTCTGAACCTTTTGCAAGATAAAACTCTTTCATAAGTTTCAGAAATTGTTTTTTGTTTGTAAATTTAGTTTTCTTAATATCAGATTTATTATTGCCGGTGGATGCATTTGTGGTTTTAAGTCTATATAGAACTCTGATTGCAACTTGATCCGTAGGTGCAACAATTTGACCTGTATTTTTATCGTAGAATATAATTCTATCTTCTGATACAATATAGTCTTCGTCTTTAACTAATTCTACAAAATCATCTGGAAAAGTTAGGTTTGCAAATACTTGCGAAGGAGTTTCACTACTTCTTGTAATTAATGATTCATCTGTGTATTGTCCAGTAGTTGGATTTACATAAACTTTAAAATCTACAACTCTGGTTGTTACAGTTTTTCCTTCGTAGAAAGAAGGCTCTCTATAAGAGATTGAAAATTCCGAACTAACACCATTACCCAAGAAATCATCAGATTCAAATCTTTCATTCTCCAACGGAGACACACCAAAAATTCCAGATAATTCTGAATTAATTTGATTTTTATTTTTGACCTGAACTGTATTTGGAAATGCTTCTGCAAGTAGGTGCTTAAATTCATCTACAAAAATATCTAGAGTGTTATCCAAATCCGAATAATCTAATATTTCTGCACCAACATCAAGAGTATTTGTTTCTTGAGACATCCATTCATAATACAACTCTAAAAATTTTACAAAATTATCATAATCATTCTGTTGTAAATAGAATGGTAGTTCAGAACGAACCTGAGATGCTAAATCTTTATAGTTACTATTATCCATGTATCTATCTTCTTATAATTTGTACGTTTTGTGTAGTAATATCGTAATTATTATTATATTCGTCTGAATCTGCATCCATTGTAATAGTAACATCATTAGGATCGATTAATAGAATTTGATTTCTTTTTGGAAAAATGTCAAAAGACACTGGTTCGGCCTCCATTCGGAAGTTATTATTAGTGCCACTTTCAACATTTTCAATTATAATATCTTGTACCGTAACTAATCCTGTGTTATAATCGATAGTTCCTTTAATATTATTAGTATAAATCTTTTTATTATTTAAATCAAATGAATAAAAATTAAGATTACCATCGTAAGTATCGGTTTCTTCTACATACCAATAATTTTGAGATCCAGAAACTTGTACCCCAATAGATTTTAAAGTACCTTTCTTGATTTGATTATTAAATCCGAATTGATACTGTGCGGCTCCGCCTAATAAAATTACTTTTTCATTAATCATATTTATCTTGGTGACGTTGTTTGTAATCGAACGATCTGCCATGTCAATTTGGTGAACTAAATTTGAATATCTAAAATAACTATCAAATTCATTTAAATTTTTTGCACTAAAGTCTTTAATAGTAGTTAATACTTTTTCTTTAAGTTCGTCTGCAGTAAATATTGTAGATTCATTATCCCATTTTATTTCTGTATTAATTCTAATTCTTGTATATTCGGGGTCAACAATATCTGGGAGAATAGATACGATAGAATATTCTTTTCTTAATGTACTTTTAATAGTTTCCTTCTCAAAATCTGATAAAAAATATCCATTGTTAGGCCTAATTGCCATGAAAACTCTGCCAAATATTTGTGGTACGTTATCTTCTCCACCCCAAACATTTACTGATGATGCGGATGGATATATTTGCGGTATAATCGCCTTATAATCTCTAATAGTAACTGCACGACCTTGTCCTTCAAAATTTCTTGGTGCATTAAATTTTATTGAAGAAATATCTTCTCTGTTTGCCCCACCATTTGCAACACCTGTTACAGACAAATTACTTACTCTAAACAAATCTCTATCTGCATTTGCTCCAATAGTAAATTGTGCAATCCCATTTGCTTCCGGGCCTGTTGTAACTAAATATTTTACAATTAAGACATTTCCTGATAACAATTCACTCCCCAAGACACCATCACCAAAAAATAATTCCCAACCATTTTTTGATTCTTGTATAAAATATACTTCGTCTGTACTTTGTAGTCTTAAATTATCTGTAGATTTTTTATATTCTATTAATGCATCATCTTCGGCATCGGGTTGTACGAATACTTTTAACGTGTCAATATCTGCCATTTCGTTAGACAGATAGAATCTTTGGTTTGGATTTGTGTTATCTACTACAAATTCTTCTTGTACTTCGATGCCTTGGATTAATTCTAGATCGTCAATTTTATATACATTTGTGTAAGTACCATTATCGTTTTGAATGGAAGTACTCTTTTCAACAATTCTAGTGATTGTTGGTACAAAACTATAGGATTTTCCGTTATAGTTTGTTGTAAACTGAAGTCCACGATTGATTTTAATTGTATCATATACATCTGCCGATGCATAAGAATTTTGATCTAAAAGTTCTAAACTAACCTGTGCCTTGGCTGCCTTTGCACTTCTTGGTGTATAGTTTAAAAGTTTTGCCTTTGATACAACATTTTCTCTAATTCTTGCAGTATCCAAGAACATTTCATTTGTCAACATATTCATATAGAAAGAATTATGATGTGTGTTTACTGCGAGAATATCGATAAGTGTATTAAGTCCAGATGCCTCAAAATCGTAATCTTTGAAGGTTTCATCTTTTTTCATATATGAGATAATATTAGATTTAATATTTTTTAAATCTAATTCTGTAATTTCTATAGTCTTTGCCATTTATCGAACTCTCTCTATTGCAAATTGGGTTGTGATTTCCCCGTCCATTGCCGGTAGTGTATATACAATTGTAATAATAATATTATTTTCATCATTAAAATCGGATTCAACATTCACATCCAAAACAATAATTCGTGTTTCACTGGATTTTAGTATATCTTCAATATCCTTACCCATATTTATCAAACTTATTGGGTCTGCTGGCTCAAATAAAGATTTGTAGAGATTTCCACCAAAGTTTGGTTTAAATGGTCTATCAAAAAAATTTGTTAATAGATTATTCTTCAAAGATTGATTAATTGCCGAAATATCTTTTTTTACTGTAATATCCTTAGTAACAGGATTCAGTTGCATTTTTAAATCAATATCAACAAATTGATTTTTTTTGGAATCTAATATTCCTAATCTATCTTCTTTTACATCCTCAAAACTGGTTGTTACAACTTCTGCCATTTTCTACCCCTATGGATTTAAATCTATTTTGGGTGCTTTTATTGTAGTGTTACCCCCACTTTTAGTATCGATAGTACTTCCTGCACCTATTAATGCAGTACCACCAACAACAACTTGCCAATAACCATCCACTACAATATTTAAATTTCCCTTTACGTGTATATTTTTGTCACCATGTACAATATCGAAATTACTACCAATAGTTCTTTCTACAATATCACCGTTTGGATGATATTCTTCAAACGAACCACTTCTATGATATGTGTGCAATCTTTCTGCGCCAGGCGTATCATCCATTTCAATCAAATGTCCTGAACGAGAATATGTTGCAGTATTATATGGATACTGCGGCGCAGCTGGTGATTCTGGTTCTCCAAATAAATCATTTGATGTAACTGGAGTTTTATTCTCTACTGGTTCTGTTGTATCTAATTCTTGTTGAGTTGAATGTTGTGGTAAATCTGACAACTGGGCCCTAGACTGTCCAGTAGAACCTGATGTGCCGCTACGAGAACTACCAGATGATGCAGCCTGACTAGTTGTGGTTGTAGATGCACGATTTCTTTCACTTGCGGTTTCTCTCTGTACTAATTGATCCGTTGATGTTTCTGGAGATAATGCAGCTGGTGGTACATTACCATCTGTACCACCAGAATTAAACATTGCAACTTCTTGTTGTCTACGTCTTGCAAGGCCAGGCAATACTTTACCAGATGCTTTATTGTATTGCAACATTTTATTTGCAATAGTCGCATTGTCTCGCGTACCATTTGCAGTCAATGTATCTATACTGCCGGGCCCAAGGTTGTATGCAAAAGAAGTAAGTGCATCTACTTGTCTATCATTCCAATCATATCCATATTTATTTTTTCTTGCGATAACTCCAGCACGAAATTTTGCAATATTTACTTCTAGTCTACGGGTTGCTTCGGCTTCATCGATAACTTCGCCTTTGAAGTTTGCCTTAGTGCCATACCCAATAGATTCTTGTTTATGATCCCAGAATGACTTTGCAGAAAATCCTTCTTGTTGTTTCAAAAAGTCAGTTAACTCTGCACTTCCTGCATTAGATAGTTGTTCTGGTGTTGCGGTTGTATCACCTTGTGCATATCCCGCTGTACCTTCTGAAACAGAATCTGGGGATGCTGCACCACTAAGTACTTTAAGTGCGCCAGGCACCTGTGAACCCCTTCCAGAACGGTTTCCGTCTGGTGAAACTTGTTTGCCTGGAACTGTACCCCAAATAATTGGGTCTTGTGCATATTCTCCATCTCTAAAAAATCCTAAACACCAAGAACCTTCAATTACACCAGTTGGTGAAATTCCAATACCCCCAGCAGACGCACTATTCATTGGCATTATTGGACTTGCCCATGGTAATTTTTCTGTTTGCACGAATTCTTCATGATATCCAATAATACGAATTCTCACACGGCCCAATTTTTCTGGGTCGTTAACGTCCTC